TTCTCCCAAACCAAGGTATGTGAGAAGACCAGCTACATCCTTTCCACTCAAATTGGTAAGCGTATTGTCCAGCGGTTGTTTACCTGCCAGCGCATTAAGCATTGTCGTGGCAAAGTTCGGATCATTCCCCAGTGCCGCCGCCAGTTCGTTCAGTGTATCCAGTGCCGCAGGTGCAGAACCCACCATTCCTGCAATCGCCGATTTCACAAAAGCCGTAGTGGCAATCTGTGTATTGTTGACCGACTGCGCCGCAGTAGGTGCTGTTGGCGTTCCGGTGAGTGCCGGACTCGACAGCGGCGCTTTTAGTGCCAGCGCATTGTTAATGGTGGTACTGAATTTCGGGTCATTGTTAATGGCTGCGGCAATTTCTTTCAGTGTGTCCAGCGTGGCTGGCGCACCGTTAATCAGAGCGGTAATAGCGGCCTGAACAAACTCAGTGGTCGCAATCCGCGTGGTGTTATTTCCTGCTGCAGGCGTCGGCGCTTTTGGTTCTCCGGTAAATGTCGGATTATGTTTCTGCGCATACTGGGTATGAGGATCTTGTGCGGCAATGTGGTTTCTCATCTGGTCATCCACATACAGCTTTAATTCCAGGACTTCATCATCCACGTATTTACGGGTTGCCAGCACTACAGCAGGGTCGATTTTCAGGGTGATATTGTCCGTACTGCTGGTAATCAGCACCATGCGCACGGTCTGGGTGCGCCCGCTGCCTTCAGCCAGTTGCGGCTTATAGCTTTCCGGGCAGTTGCCCACGGCAATCAATGCCCCGGACTCATCAAACAGGCCCACTTCACGTATCCACCAACCGCCCTCGTTTTCAGGGATCACCTGTTCAGCAATAATCTGGCTGCTGTTCTGCGGGTCGATATAAAGCATATTCAGCGCAGCCCGGCGTTTCTCATTTACCAGTGCAGTCTGCTTTGCGTCCGGCGTCGGCAATGCTCCGCCGCCATCGCCCACCGCCATATGGGTAATTTTTAGCGGCACACCGAGCGCGGCGGCGCTGGCAAGTTTCGCCGCGCCAATATCCGTCAGCAGGGTATAAAATTTTGTGCTCATGGATTCACTCTCATTGTGTCAATAACATGGACCGCCCCGCCTTCATGCGCGGTGCCGCCGGAAATAATTGTTTCGTTGATATACGGATAGATCGTGATTTCTTCGCCAAGATAGCTGGCGGCTCCCACCCAATGCGGGCCGCTGGTCTGCAGGTTGATGGACATGCCGATCATGTGACGGCTACATGGTTTGGCATCGCTTATCAGTCGCTCAAGTTCCAGATAGGTATCTTCAGTGATGCCCTGGTCCTGCACGCCGATATCCAGACGAAACGTGCCCGGTGCCTCTCCGATCTGCCACCACTCAATAATGCGGATCAGAAAGCCGAACGGCTCCACCACCCGCCGCACGGCACTGGTGGTCCCTTTATGCTGATGAATATAAAAAGCATCCTTCACCACCTGGCGCTTGACGCTTTCTGTCCAGCCCTCGTCCCAGCGATCCACAGAGAACGCCCAGGCGAGATAAGGCAGGAAACTGATCGGACAGGTTGCCGGATTCCACAAGTCACGCAGCGGCACCTGCAGATCAGAAATCCCGCTACAGGTCTGCGCCAGTCGGCGCTCCAGTGAAGTTGAACCCGGTGGCAGCAGACTATTCATCCGTTCCTCCGTTGGTCACGCTCCACTGCGTACATGATGCCGCCTGCGTTTTGTTCAGAACCACATCCGCCAGCGGAGAAGCCAGTTCCACACGTTGAACACCCTCAACATGCAGCGCGGCAAAAATAGCACTACGGCGAATATCCCGACCGAGCCGCGTCTGACTGGCGATGTACCTCTGCAGGCTGACTTTTGCCGCTGCCATTACCGGCTCTGCTTCCGGTCCCGGATAAAGAAAAATGGTGGCTTCCACACGGTACGGGATGATTTCTGCGCTGCGAACCGTCAGACGGTCAGCCACCGGGCGGACATTCTCACTGTTCAGGGCTTTCTCCACCACATCCAGCAAATCTTTTTCTGCTGTTCCGTCGCCTTCACGGCTCAGGACAGTCAGTACCACCTCTGCAGGTGCCGGACTGGTTGCACTGGCATCCGCCACCCGACCGTCGGCGCTGCGGGCATGAAATTCATAAGCGGCAGTTGGCCCCGCAACAGAAAGCCCTTCAAAGGCTGCGGGCACACGCAGGCGTAACGCTTCATCGCTTTCCATCACAGCCGCAACGGGTGGCACAGCGTCATTATCAGCAGGCGTCACCGTCAGGCGTTTCACGTTGTAGTTGGCAGCGAGCTGGTCAAGATCGCCGCCCATCGCGTAAGCCACCATCACCGCCTGCGCGGCTTCGTTAATGCGCTGGCGCAGAAGCAACTCACGGTAAGCGTTCTCCTGCAGCAATTTGGTGACGGGTTCAGATTCCAGTTCCAGCGTGCGGATCACGGCTTCCTGCTCATCTTTCGGATGAAGCGCAACAAATTCGGCCTTGCGTTCGGCAAGCAACGTCTCAAAGTCCGGCACATCGACAATCTGCGGCGCAGGCAACTGCGAAAGGTCAATCACTGCCATTCTCTGCTCCTGTTGATACGGAAAGGGAAACAGGCACACCGTTATTACGCCGCCCTGTCAGTCCCACCACCATTGAACCGTCAAAATTGCTGTTAATGGTGATGGAATCCAGCGTCAGCCGTGGCTCCCAGCGACTCAGCGCCACATACACTGCCGACATGACCTGCAGGCGTAACGCCGGATTTTGTGGCTGGTCTATCAGTGCCGACAGCAGGGAACCATATTCACGGCGAGCAATGCGGCTACCCTGCGGCGTCAGCAGAATGTCCCGCACCGACTGGCGCAGATGGTCAATATCAGTAATGACTTTGCCGCTGGTATTGTTCATCCCGCTATAAAGCGTCATACCGGGCCTCCGGTTGTATCGCCGCCTTTCAGGACGCCAGTATGCTGATGCGCATCAACCACGATCCCGTTAGAACTCATCGCTCCGCCGCCCTGGGTAACGCCACCATTGATCACCACTTCGCTGTTAATGCGCGTGCGGTCAGCCTCCAGTACAAACTCACTGGTTTTCATGGTGATGTTGTCAGCGGCCTCAATGACCATTGATTTGATGCCCCTGACATACCAGCGCCCGGTGGCGGGTTCGTATTCAAACCAGCCACCGTCAGGATGTTCTGTCACGCAGGCGTCCGCCGACGTCGACGGTGGTGCGAACTGTTTCGAATAGACAGCGGGCAGCGCAAAGGCAGTCTCCAGATTGCCGCCCAGACTCAGCAGCACCACCTGCTCACCTTCTGATGGTTTCCACCATGTGCGGGCATTACCCGCGCGCAGCGTCAGCCAGTTAATCCAGTTAGTTTCAAGGTCGCCCGTTTTCACCCGGCAAAGCCAGTTTGTCCTGTCCACTTCGGTGACTACCCCAGTGCGGATCAGGTTGGTGATAAGGCGCATGATTTCGGTTAATTGTGCGTTCATAGGGAAAGGTTGCCATCAGGGGAAGAAAGGCGGCAGTGCTGCAACTTGTATCAGTGCTGATACAAAAATCACCCCGCCAGCCATTGCAGAATCATGTCGCGGGTCATTGCCTCAACATCATCATTTACACCCAGAAGGCGACGCTCTGCGTAACGGACCTCCGGTCCTTTGCGGCTGACGCGATCACGTAAGCCGTAGTGATGAACACGGGCAATGCGCTGTACCTTGCCTTCAAACTGCACGCTGGCAGAGTCGGCACTGGCGGCAGTTTTCAGGTATTTTGTGGTGCGCAGCTTTGTAAACATCTGACGTTTGATGCGCCCCTTCTTGCTGCGTGCTGTGACCCTGCGCGGTTCATAACTGCTGCCATCTGGATTGCGCTGCATCCTGATATTCTGCTGCTGTGTCCGGCGCAGTTCCTGCGCCAGCTGGCGCATCATTCGGCTTCTTGCGGCTGGTTCCAGATTCTCCAGCAAAGCACTCAGCCAGTCGTCCACCTTCTGCAGTTCAGCCACGTTTCACCGTCCACATTTCTTCAGGTTCATCGGGTTCCGCTACCGCTTCAACGCTCGACACACTGCCGTCAGTGCTGACCAGCACACGCTCCGTCAGCTGCAGGTTCAGGCTGATATCACAGACATCGTTGCGCAGAATATCCACCTCAAATGTGAATAGCTTTTCCCGTAACGTCGGGTTATTGATGGCATCAGGCTGGTTATCCCGCAGCCACAGCAAAACCGGGGCCATCAGCAGATTCTGGTCGCCGCTGAAATCTTCAATCACCACGTTCAGGGTGTAGCGGTACTCCCATGACATGGAGCTGGCCCCGGTGGCAACCAGCGAACCGTTATCCACAAACAGATGCAGTTTGTCCGGGTTATTACGGACATAAGGCACTGCTTTATTGAGGGCGTGGCGCAGGGATTGTGGTTTGTTCACTGTTTCGCTCCTGACACGCAATAATCATGTCCACTTTGTCTGCACAGACCGCCCAGGCGGCCTCCGTTTCATCCAGCAATGCGTTCAGATCACCGTTATTGTGTGGCGCTGCCTGATCCAGCTGACACGGCGTCACTCGCGGACAACCACTGACGGTAAGCTGCACCTCCGGTGAGTGCTGGACGTTCCCGCAGCCGGATAATGTCAGCAGGCAAAGGAGTATTAGCCCAGCGGCGTAAATCCTCGTTCTCACGTTTCAGTTCCTCAATCCGATGTTGTCGTTGTCTCAGCAGCGCGCTGGTCTGTTCTGCTTCGGCATAGAGCCGCGCCTGCTCCCGGTTATTGGTTTCAGTCAGAATGGACAGGCTGATAAGCTGGCTGTTGCTCTTTGCCAGTGCCTGACTTTTGCTCCGCAGCTCGTCTGCCTGCGTGCTGATGGTCTGGCTGGCATCAGCCAGCCGCCACGTCTGCCAGCCCAGCGACGCCAGTAATAACGCCAGCACAACCAGCAGCAACCGGTTCATGCTGCTACCTGTTGCGCCATCTGGTTACGAGTGATCCAGAAGGCAATAACGGTCAGCAGATAAAAGGCCAGGGTAATGGCCCACCCCGTCCAGGCGAGACTTACGATAATCAGCAATCGCATCACCCAACTGATAAATACGTTTTCTTTTCGGGTAATTGTCTTCAGCAAAGATGCCCTTAACTCCTGCCAGAGCGGGCCATTCTTAATTAACGCAGCCAGTGCTACCGGAATTACCGCCCATGTCAGCAAACAGGCTACCCAAACGCCGGACGCTGCCAGTACCGGAAAAATCCCCTGCGGATACACCATTGCTGCGATTAACAGCGCCATCCATAACATCAGAAACAGTCCGCTGATTAATTTCTTTTTCATTTCAGTTTGCTCCCTGTAAACACCAGGCCATCTCCCGCGCACGGCGGTTATCCAGCCCCTGATTAAACACACCTTTTACATAAACCCAGCGCGGCAACTGTCGGCACGCATCCGCCCAGCGCCGTTGATTGAGCAATTTCACCAGCGTGGAACTGCAGGCATTGCCTGTCCCCACGTTGAAGGCAAATGACACCACCGCGTCATACACTTTCTGCGGTGGCGGTTGCTTCACACACCTTTCCAGTGCCCGCTCCACACGCAGCACGTTGGAGATCAGCCCTTCCGCGGCCTGTCGTTCCGTAATGGTTTTGCCTGGAATGACGCCAGATGTATTACCAATGCCGTCGGTCCAGACACCCGCGCTGCACTGATACGGCTGCAGACGACAGCCTTCGTAATCGGCAATCAGTTTCAGCCCCTCCACGGAGGTGTGAAGCTGCTGAAAACCCGGTAGCGCGGCAGCAATAGCCAGCACGGCCCCGACAAGGCAGCGTTTAACGATTGATGGATTCATAGTCCTCCCGCGAGATCTGCCCGTCGCGCAGAAGCTGGTAGGCTTTGTGTTTGTAGTACCAGTTGATAGCCAGCATCAGCACACCAATCATCAGGCCGCCCAGCGTTGAGGCATCCTTGATGGACAAATCGCCCAGCCAGGCCAGCACGACGGCGATGCAATACGTGATAAAGGCGCTGATTCGCTCAAGCGTCATAATTCAGTCCCATAGCTGGACGGTCTGCAAGGTGGTGGTTGTCGGTATGTCCAGCAGCTCCACCTGCAGCCCGTGAGGTAAAAAGGGGCCGTATTCGGCAAGCCCCGGATTTGCCTTCAGTACCTGCTCCGTGACACCCTGCGTGCGCCCGTAATGACGCCAGCAAAGCGCGTCCACCGTGTCATACTGATGCGCACGCACTTTCATCAGATAAGCTCCACTGTGCAGTGCGGCGCATCCTGCACCCGGCTGATGGCCCAGCGGGCGTCACGCCACAAATCACCGCTGGCTTCTACCAGTTCCTCGCCCCGCTTCACACCGGATGCTGTGGCGTCATAGTCCTGATAACGCTCGTTGAGCATGGCGCGTGCCCAGCAGTAAACCGCGTTGAAATAGTGATGAATGCGCTCACTTTTGCCGTCCAACTGTTCCGCCGGAACCTCTGCCAGCGAGGCATATCCCAGCATCTGCTGACGTCTGCGAAACTCATACAGCTCTGCGTTGACCTCCGAAATTGCCGACAGCGCAACCTGCTTTAAACGCGGCTGCGTCACCGTGCCGTCAGTGCGCATGACACAGCGAAACTCCGACAGGTCCACATCAGGCCAGAACGGCGTATTTCTGATGATTTCCGCCTGTTCCGGTGCCTGTTCTGGCGCAACAAACTTCATGCTGCTTTCTCCTGAAATAAAGGGCGGTGGACGGGGTTTTGATGTGGCAGTGCCTTTCGCCACCCCGTGCCGCCCGTGCGCGGGGGCACGTTCTGTCAGCGGCTGTCATTGCGCAGTCTGCGCTCCAGCTGCTGTTTGTCTTTTTTCACGCCACAGCGGGGATCGAGCTGTAACGCATGGTTGAGATGATTAAGGGCAGACGCCGGATTGCTTTCACTCAGGACAGCGCCAATCGCTTTATGCAGACGCGCCCGTGACTGGTCCGGCATATCCATACCGTCTGTCAGCTCCAGCGTCTGCAGCAACAGATCGGCATCAAAGCCGGTGGCGGCAAGCATTGCGCTCTGGGCTGCATCTGCCATTTCCTCTGCCAGCACGGTCTGCACGTTGCGGTTACCCAGCGGCATCACCCAGCCATGACGCAGGGCATGACGCCCGATCTCCAGCGCCCCGGCATAATCTCCGGCATCAATGCGCCACAGCATCACGTACATCAGCACGTCATCCTGTTGAGCGCCTCCGGCAGCCAGGACACCCTCCGCCCAGGCGGCGTACTTCGGCAGCAGCTCCACCTTGATTTCCGCTTTTTTCACCGTGGACTGAACGCCCTTGAGACGGCGGCGGTCTTCCGCCAGTTGCAGCAGCATCAGGTCATAGCCCGACGCGTGGCGAACACTGCCGCCCTCACGGGCGGCCTGTTCAGCCTGAACGCGCAGGCGATGCTGCCGTGCGGGACTCAGGCTCATGGTTTACGCTCCGGCTTCTGCTGCGGCGGCGCTGAAGTCGCCAATCTGGATGTTTTCCACCAGTGCGGCGCAGCGGTAGTCCTCAACCACATAGGCTTCGTTAACGGATTCAAAGTTTTCAATCCGGTCACGTTTCGGGTTGTCGATAACTGAGCGGCGGCGGGTGTCTTCCTGCCAGTAGATGGACAGGTTATCCAGACGGGTGATCAGCAGTGCATTCGGCGGGAAGAACGGCGCACGCACGGCCTGCAGGCCACCCATGCGTTTCTGACTGATGATCATATCGGCAGCCAGTTTTTCACTGTTTTCCTGCTCTTTGTT